GTCACCGGTTCGCAGAATTTGCATGTTGCACTCTCGCGTCCCATTTTGGCAATAACCGTCAGGAATTTCCTTTCGAAACACCGTACCGCTGCCACGTATGCTTCAATGGTCCGCTTCGTGAATGCCCAGTATCATCACGTCGGGAATTTACCAGAAGAGCATAAGATGAGGGCCGTCATTGCAACCGTTACTATTGCAATGAATTCCGGCGTACTTCTTGAGTTGTCTGTATTGGATCAGCTCCTTCGCGATAATGCTCGCTTATGGAACTTCCACACCGAGGCTCTGGATTTCAGGACGACCACTAGTTTTAGTAAGTGGGATGTCGTCGCTGGTTGTACTTGGAGTGCCCTCACTTTCCTAACCTTCAGACAGGTGGGAACGACAGTAGGGTACACAGTTACACTTCCGAAACATGCAGTGATTGCCACCAAATCAATGGTACTTATCCACAACGTCGCGACCGTAGTTACCGTCGCCCACGTTCCTTGGATCGTACCCTTTTGGGCATTAGTCACGACAGTCGGAGCTGTAGCCGCAGTAGTGCGGAAGTACGACTTGACGGGATCACGCCACAGGACTACGATGGTCAATCAGTGGACTGACACTACTCCTGGAACCAGGCCCATTCGCTTGCCGGAGGGAAATTACAATCTCTCCGCGAAACCCGAGTTCGGACCGACTGATCGAGTGAAATCTCCAAATGAGATCCTCGACGCTAACTCAGTTGTTATCCGAGCGCCGCTAGCCCCCCCACGCGAAGAAAAAGCGAAACTTCGCGCCGAGGGAATCGTGTTCGCATCTGTCATCCCTACCTATTTTGCCTCAACAGCAGAAAATGAGTATGTGGCTCTGACAACACGGCTGGCACTCCCAGTCCCCGAGCCAGAAGCAGGCTTGTGGGAACAAGTATCCGAGAAATACGCGGCGACGCCTCTCACAGTACAGTTAAAGTTAGAACTGGCTGAGCATCCTGTTGTTGTTAACAAAGCCAACGCAAATGCCTATGCCTCAAAGTTCAGCAGGTCGATGCAAATCAACCTTATGCAATCTTTCACTGAGTGGCAAGCGCGGCTTCACTTCGTACACGAGGATATGATCACATCTGCCTTTATTAAGATTGAGAAATCAGATAAGTCAACCCACTCCGAGTATATCGTCACAGTCGTCTGGGACAACGATCTTGGAGCACCTAGAATCATCATTTCGATGAAACCCACTCTGTCGGTGGTGTTCGGAACGATGATGCAACAGGTGATGGGAACTCGTCTGAAAATCCAATTGCACCCGGAAAGGTATTTTGGTCGCCCGTTTTGTCCTGTTGCACCCCATGGGTGTTCCGGAGAGATATTGGGTCAGTGGATGACGGATGTCATTGAGCATTTCGGTGGACCTCAGAACTGCGTGTTCTGGGATGAAGACGCCGCTCTGCATGACGCCCACACGCGTAAGG